TTGAGGGTCGCGCTGGCGCTCGTGCTTTTTTGCGTGAGGTTCATTTTGGCTGGAGCAAGACGGTCGAACGCGGTGGTGCGCCGCGCCTTTGAAAACGCCTGCACGCTCTATGACGAACTGGCGACGGCGCTGACGGCGATCATCATGCGGCTCAAGGCGCAAGGCGAAGCAGCCGGGGCGCTGAGCGGCGAGGAAGCCGACGTCGTCAAGGCGCATCAGAAAACAGTATTGATGGTGTTGGATTTTGAAGCGCAAATTCTCAAGCGCCGCATCGGCGCCGTCACCGCCGCAAATGCCGGAAAGCGGCTCGACCTCGACGCCGCCCGCGCCGAGGTCGCCGGCAGACTTGATCGCCTCGCAGCCGCCGAAGGAACGTGAGGCGTTCTTGCGGACCCTGAGCGCCAACGCGCTGGCCGCGCTGCCCTATCTGTTCGAGTTCTGGGCGCGGCCCGGCCATCAGCTGCCGCCCGACGGCGACTGGACGACCTGGGTGGTGATGGGCGGTCGCGGCGCGGGCAAGACGCGCGCCGGGGCGGAGTGGCTGCGCGCGCAGGCCGAAGGCGCGACGCCCGACAGCCCCGGCGCCGCGCGGCGCATCGCGCTGGTGGCGCAGACCTGGGAGCAGGCGCGCGAGGTGATGGTGTTCGGCGACAGCGGGATCATGGCGTGCTCGCCGCCCGACCGTCGCCCGGCCTATCTGGCGACCCGGCGCAAGCTGGTGTGGCAGAACGGGGCGGAGGCGCAGCTTTTCTCGGCGGCGGACCCGGAATCGCTGCGCGGCCCGCAGTTCGACGCGGCTTGGTGCGACGAGCTGGCGAAATGGCGCAAGGGCGAGAAGGCGTGGGACATGCTCCAGTTCGGCCTGCGGCTGGGGACGCATCCGCGTCAGGTGGTGACGACGACGCCGCGCGACAACGCGCTGCTGCGGCTGATCCTGTCCGACCCCTCAACGGTGATGACCACGGCGCCGACGGCGGCCAACCGCGCCAATCTGGCGGCGGATTTTCTGGAGAGCGTGACGCGGCGCTATGCGGGCACCCATCAGGGCAGACAGGAACTGGGCGGCGAGTTCCTGACAGAGACGCCCGGCGCGTTGTTTTCGCGCAGCGGGATCGAGGCGGCGCGGGTGCGCATGGCGCCGCAGATGGACCGTGTGGTGATCGGCGTCGATCCGCCGGTGACGAGCGGGCCGGACGCCGACGCCTGCGGCATCGTCGCGGTCGGGCGCGCGGGCGAGGCGTTCTATGTGCTGGCCGACTGCTCGGTGCGCTCGGTCACGCCTGCGGCCTGGGCGGCGCGGGTGGTCGCCGCGTGGCGCGAGCATGGCGCCGACCGGATCGTGGCGGAGGTCAATCAGGGCGGCGAACTGGTGGCCGAGATGATCCATCGCGTGGACGCCTTCGCCCCGGTGACGAGCGTGCGCGCCTCTCGCGGCAAGACAGCGCGGGCGGAGCCGGTGTCGCTGCTCTATGAGCGCGGGCTGGTGCGCCATGTCGGCGCGCATCCGGCGCTGGAGGATGAGCTTTGCGGCTTTGGCGACCCCGGCCATAGCCCCGACCGGGTGGATGCGCTGGTCTGGGCGCTGGCGGAGCTGATGCGCGCGCCGGGCGCCGGGCCGCGGGTGCGGTCGCTGTAACGAAACCGGAATTTTCAGGAGGCGCCGATGGCGTTCAGCTTTTTTGGCGCGCGGCGTGAAGCCGCGCGGGCGGTGAAGGCGTCCGCCGTGGGCGCGATGACCGCGATCCATGGCCTGGGCCGCGCCGCCTGGACGCCGCGCGACACCGTCTCGCTGACGCGGGTCGGCTATGGCGGCAACGTGGTCGGCTTTCGCTGCGTGCGCATGATCGCCGAGGCCGCCGCCGCGATTCCGCTGCGCTTCACCGAGGGCGGCGCGGCGCTGGCCGAGCATCCGCTGATGACGCTGCTGGAGCGGCCCAGCCCCGGCCAGGACGGCGCCGCTATGCTGGAGGCGGTCTATGGCCATCTGCAACTGGCTGGCAACGCCTATATCGAGGCGGCGACGCCGGTGGAGGGGCGGGGGCCGACCGAACTCCACGTGCTGCGCCCGGACCGGATGCGGGTGGCGCCCGGGCGCGACGGCTGGCCCGAGGCGTATGAATATCGGGTGGGCGCCTCGGCGCACCGCTTCGCCATGAACTGCGACGCGCCGCCGATCCTGCATCTGCGGGCGTTCCACCCGCTCGACGACCATTACGGGATGTCGCCGCTGGAGGCGGCGGCGACGTCGATCGACGTGCACAACGCCGCCGCCAAGTGGACCAAATCGCTGCTCGACAACGCCGCGCGCCCCTCCGGCGCCGTGGTCTATCGCGGCGTGGACGGCGCCGGGTCGCTGACCGACGAGCAATACAAGCGGGTGGTCGAGGAGCTGGAGAGCAACCATCAGGGCGCCCAGAACGCGGGCCGGCCGATGCTGCTGGAGGGGGGGCTGGACTGGAAGCCGATGGGGTTCTCTCCGTCCGAGATGGAGTTTCTGGAGACCAAGAACGCGGCGGCGCGTGAGATCGCGCTGGCGTTCGGGGTGCCGCCGATGCTGCTGGGCCTGCCCGGCGACAACACCTACGCGAATTATCAGGAGGCCAATCGCGCCTTCTTCCGGCAGGCGGTGATGCCGCTCGTCCGCCGGACGGCCGCCGCCCTGTCGGGGTGGCTGGGCTGGAGATGGGGCGGCGCAGTGCGGCTGGAGGCCGACCTCGACAAGGTTCCGGCGCTGTCGGGAGAAAGGGATGCGCAATGGAGAAGGATCGCAGCGGCCAGCTTTCTGGACGACCACGAGAAGCGCCAGTTGCTCGGCCTGCCGCCCCGCAGCGGCACGCGCTGACGCCGCCCCGGCAGGCGCCCGCGCCGCGCGTGGTGCTGGAGCCGTTCGAGGTGGCGGAGGCGCGGCGGCTGGCGCAGTTGCGGGTGATGGGGCGGCGCTGGCGGGCTTTGCAGACGCGGCTGAACGCCGTCACCACGCTGATGAACGCCTACCACAAGCGGCCCTGAGTGATGCAGCAGCAAGGGAGTATTTCCATGCAGACCCGCGCCGTGCAGGCCGCGCCCGGCCTGGAGACCAAGTTCATCGCCTTCGATGAGCGCGCCGCGTTGAGCGACGGGCGGATTGAGGGCTACGCCAGCCTGTTCGGGCTGACCGACCAGGGCGGCGACGAAGTGGCGCCCGGCGCCTTCGCCGTGTCGCTGGCGCGCAAGGGCCGCTCGGTCAAGCTGCTCTGGCAGCACGACCCGGCCCAGCCGATCGGGGTGTGGGAGGCGCTGCGCGAGGATGCGCTGGGCCTGCATGTCTCGGGACGGCTGATCACCGAAGTGCGCCGGGGCGCCGAGGCCGCCGCGCTGCTGAAGGCGGGCGCGGTGGACGGCTTGTCGATCGGCTATCGCGCCATCCGCTCGGAAAAGACGCCGGGCGGCGGGCGGCGGCTGATCGAGGTCGATCTTTGGGAAGTGTCGCTGGTGACGTTTCCGATGCTGCCCGAAGCCCGCGCCCTGAGCGGCGCGAAGACCGACGCCCTTGCCGGGCAGGCGGAGGACGAAGCCGCCCGCGCCCTGGCCGAGGCGCTGCGCGAGGCGCGCGGCGTGTTCTCCTGAACCCGCCGCCCGCAGGACAGACCTTTTCAACGACGGAGTATTTCATGGCCGACCGCGACGCGCCCGTTGGCGCCGACAAGGCGAGCGTTGTGCTCGACACCAAGGCCGAGGTTGCGAACTTTGTTCGTGATCTCAAGTCTTTTCAGGAAAGGATTGAAGTGAAGATGAAAACCCAGGACGACCGGATCTCGATGCTGGATCGCAAGGGCGCCGAGCGTCCGGCCCTGTCGCGCGCCGCCGACGACCAGACCCCGCACCGCAAGGCGCTGGACGCCTATCTGCGGTCAGGCGACGAGGCGGGCCTGCGCG